AAGGACTAAGCATTGCGGACGTATCGGATATGTTCAACTTTAAATTGATTCGATTTGATAAGGAAGTGGTGTCAACGGTTGAACCCCCGCCGCCTATCTTTTGCCATTGCGTCCCCGTGTAAACATACAAAGAACTGTCTGCACCGTTGTAACGCAAAGCACCGCCTCTTAACCCCGCCGTTCCCGTTAAATTAGGTAACAATAAAACAGAATCAAAAGCACCACCGCGCCATTTGTAATAATTATTGAACTGCGTGTATAATCTTCCGTTAATCGTTTGAGAGTTGCCCGATAAGACAACAAACAAAAGTAAAAGACTACAAATATATTTGAACATTTTCCCCTTCATTTACGCCTCCGTTAATTGTGATTGTTTTCGTTGTTGCATTGTGACTGATATACCGCCTATCTGACCGCACTTGATAAGTAAGTATCAACCCGTCAATAAATACCAACGGCGGCACAACTAAGCCGTTATTCTGATATTCGGTTTCTCCGTTCTCCATTGCAGCACCCGTGCCAACAATGAAGTCAATTATTTTGCTCATTCGATTTGTATTTACATAAATTCCGTTATTATCCGGTAACTCATAATTTGAAGGCAAGTCACAAGCATCATACACAAAAGGTACTTCCAAATCAATAGTAAAAGTAACCCCTGCAATTATGTCCTCAAACTTATCTTCAAAGAATTCAAAAGTCGTATTCCGTGTGAATCTCCAAGGTTGTTTTTCCCATCCAATTTGACCTAACAAATCGTTTCCGATCTGCTCCATGTCTGATTGAACTTCCAATTCCGTAGTGTGCAATACAATATCTCCAATCGTAACAAGTATTGAATGTGTTTTGATTTTCCCCGCCGTTTGACTGCTTCCCATTGTAAACCAAACCGCCGGGTATTGAACATCCTTTAATTCATTATGAAGAAAGTAGTCAGCGTTTACTACCCTTGACGTCCTTACTTGCCTGTGGTTTTGGGCTATTGTTTTTAGGCTTTTCGCTATTTGATTTCGGGTCATGCTTTGCAAAGTACTTTTTTAATTTTTTCTGAATTTCGTGACTATACATTATGTGGGGGTTTTGGACAATCTTCGCAATTCTTAAAATCGTCATACGGCATACCCAAATAGATACCCGTATTGTATGCGTTTCTTTTTGGAACTATTGTATCTGCCCTGTTTCCCGGATTGATGTATAAAGGAAACTTAGCGTTATTACTTTCCTCAACTAAATACTTAACAAGTCTTTGTCCGTAATATTCAGCACGGTTTTTATACTTGTTTTTCAAGTCAATCAGTTCGCTCATTGAAGGGGTTTCGCTGCCTTCGTTGGTTTTCTTTAAAACTCCCTTATTCCAGTACTGATGCGTCAAAGTATCTGTCAACTCACTTACCACGTAATAAACTAAACAATCCCGAACATAAGATTTTAACAAGGTTTCTTCATCTGCTGTTAAATTGTCATCTTCAATTCCCGTTTGTAACCTCTCATATAAAGCACTACCCAACAAAGGCAAAATGTACATATCCTGACAAACCTTAATTTCAGGAACGATCATTTTTGAATCAATGTTTGAATGAATTTGAGTACGGTCGTAAATATTATTTGGACTTATGAATAGTGTATCTTTCATGTTTTACTTTTTGCGAATTACGAAATTTTGAACCCATTTGTGACGGCATGAAGGGGAGTGGTTACCGTTTGGTTTTGTCCACCAACCGCCACGCCTATCCCATACTGAATAACCCAAACGGCGGCTCATAGTTTCAATATCTGCACGGGAAAAGAATTTATCCAATTCAAGTAACTGGCGGCAAAAATCCCTGTTCTTTGAATCTTTCGGGCCTTCATAAGAGTACATTATTTTATACTCTAATGTACGGGGTTTCTGATCTGTAATTTCACTCAAAGGTTTTGCAAGTGTTCGCTCGGTTACAATATCGTTGCCGTGTTTGATCTGTTTAGCTTCGATTAAGCCGTTATCCGTAAGCCGTTGAATGATTGTACTTGCTTCCTCGATTTTGATCTTTAAAGCCCTTGCAATAACCTCAGGAGTGATCCTCTTATCTTTCTTCACTAAGTCAAGTACATTCGTTTCCATTTGCGTTGGTTCTTCAGCAAAGTTGAAATACTCTTTTACCTTGATTACGTGAAAATCGTCTTTAGGTTCGCCGTGTTTTGAAAACTCAAAAATCAATAACTGATCCTGTTCCTGACTTGAAAACTCTTGTGAATTATCAATGGAAAGCATGATGTCAATTTCCTCGTCTGTAAGCCCTAATGAAGATTTGAGTAGTAACTTAGCTTGTTCCTGACTTATTTTCCCATTCTCAAAATTTCTGATAATTCGATTAACGCCCTGCCATTGTCTGCCAGTCAAGTTCTTCAAATTCTCATTAACTTGTACAGAATTTTGTACACCATTTTGTACAGGTGCTTCGCCGTACTTCAAAGGATCTATGCCTAACTTCTCCAAAATCCATTCTTTCGGCGCAACCTCTTTGATTGTAGCTTCTGAAAACTCAAACCCAATAGGCTCAACCGGAACGATTTTCATTTCATAATTCAATCCAAACAACCCCGCTAATTCAGTAAACAACTGTTCCAATGCACGTTGCTTATCGTTTACGTAAGTATTTTTAAAGATTTCATAAGAATCTCTCATTTCACTACGCCCTCCCAACTGCCCTTCAGTTTTAATACCCATTAACATTGGCGAGGTGACCTGATGCCCGGTGAAGATCTCTTGCTGAATCGTCTTGCTTAATAAGTCAAAATGTTTATCTAAATCAGTATTCGACAAATCCAAAACCGTTGGGGCCTTCGCAGGATCATCGTTAAAAGTAATAACTATACCACCCGCATTTTCAGAACCCGTGAATTTCTTTTTGAATTTTGTTTCAACTACTTGTTGTTCCTCAGGAGTCGGTACGCCTTGATTGAAATTAATCAATTTAGAACTGAACATACCATTCTTTACCGTACTCAAATGATATTTAGAAACTTCAATATCGGTTTCAATCCAGTTTAAAGCACCTATGTAACCCGGATAAGTGTAAACCTCTAACCCCGGCCTGTATTCTTTGTAGAAAATAATCTGCTTCCCGGTTTTTACATTTGGGTTGTATGCTGAAATAATCTCAGGCTGACTACGTGAACTTGTTGTCCAATCCTTTACAAAGTATTGAGTGTTATCTTTTGAACTCCTTACCTTTTGATAAGGCACGTGATACGCCGCCCCGACTTCACCTAATTTGTTATACTGAATCTCGATATAACAACCGCCAAATACTTCAATATCGATTGAACACTTTTTAAGCAAGTCATTTAAACTTTCTTTTTTATTCGGCTCAAACGTTTGCTCAAATCCGTTGCCTGTAATGTAGTTTACTTTCCCTAATACAATAGCGTTGTGCTTTGAACTCTTGTTAAACTTTTGTAGGAGTTGATTAGGGTACAAATTATCTTCCCCAAAAAGCACGTACCCTTTATTCGGCACTTCGACTAATTCAGGAAGTTTAACATCTGCAAATTTTATAAAACTAATATTAGGATGCATCGTACATTTTGAAATTTACATTTTGAGAATATTGCGTATAACTCACGCTTGTATTATCGTCTAAAAACATCAACCCGCTTTCGATTTTATTCAATCCCGTTGTATTGGTATTCGTTGTGCTTTCCTGTTCGTAAACATCGTAAGAATACCACCCTTCATTTTCATTTTCAAAGTAGTTATTTACTACCACTTGAAATTCGTTCCATCTTTCACGGTTGGTTGATATGTCAGCACCGTTCACAAGTACAAAAGAAACAACATCATTCGTGCTTCGATTCTTAAACACAAACAAATAATTTGCATCAAGAATCGTTTGCTTTTCGGTTAACGTGCAAATGATTGTACTTGTTTGTCCTTTGATAAGTTTAAGCATCTGTTATAAATACTAAAATTTAAAAACCCCGCCCAAAATCTTAGGGCAGGGCTGAAAATAAAAACTAAACACAACAAATTATCCGGCAGTTTCCAATGCAGCGGCAACGGTTGATTCTACTTCAAACATAGGCTCAGGTTCTGAACCTCCGAAAGTTAAATCAAATCCTGAACGGTCACCAAATGCAGTACCAGTTCCAGCAGTACCGCCTGTAAGGTCTACGCCTCTTGATTTACCGACCATCCAATACTTACCGTTATTATCTTTTGCAACTGCAACAAGTGTATTCTGTGCAAGTAATTTCATTTCGTTGCGAACCGCAACGGATAACTTATTTACGACAATCTTTAATTCAGAAGCGTAAAATACAGTACCATTCTGAACGGATGCCGTAATTGTTTCAACAAGTGATCCGGTTTCTTTTGGCAGTTCATACTTCCAAAATCTTTTACCACTTGCTTTTGTAATTCCTGTAACAACTCCCGAAGCCGTTGCAATAGTTGTAAGGTTACCTTTTTCAATAAAGTAAACTTCAACGATGCCACCGCTTGAATCCTTACAATCTAATGTATATCCTGATGTTAATGCGCAAGGCATACTAAATTAATTTAAGAGTGAAAGGGGGTTTTTACACCCCCTAAAAATTATGCTTCGAACTTCACGATCTCGTCGACAAAAGCGAACTGAACACCGATTTTCATGCGGGCAGTAAACTTGATGTTTTCATCATCTTCGCTCCAACGAATCCAAAACTTGTTCTCTTCATCCATCAAATCAGTTCCTAAGAAGATGTTACTCATTCGGAAAGCGTAAATATCATCCAAACCATCCAAACCGTGAACCGGGATAACTTTGTAGCTTGTTCCGGGAACTGTGAACACTGCACTGTTATCGTCAATTTTTGCATCGGGTGCAAAGTGGAACAGATTAGCGTCTACATAAGCGTCAATCAAATATCCGAAAACATCCCATCCAACGAAGATACGAACATCGTCTTTACCTTTGATTTTAGCAGGTAATGCTTTGATAACGGCTTTAATTGCATTTTTTGCAATTGTTGCAGAAGTGATGCCAGTTGCGGGAGTTCCGTAGTAACCTGTAGTGTTTGCGTTAACTACTGATCCACCACCCGCAGCAATCAAAGTTTTGATACCGTCGAACTTATTC